CTGGTAAAACCACAGTAGCCAAAGCACTCTGTAACGAGATTGGTGCAGAGTATATTATGATCAACGGATCTGAAGAAGGTCGATCGATTGATACACTTAGAACTACCATTAAGGGATTCGCTTCTACTGTATCTTTGACTGATGCTAAGAAGGTGGTTATTCTAGACGAAGCTGACTATATGAATGCTCAGTCAATTCAGCCAGCCTTGCGTGGATTTATTGAAGAATTTGCCAATAACTGTCGTTTTATCTTCACGTGTAACTACAAAAACAGAATTATTGAACCTCTGCATAGTCGTTGTGCTGTTATCGATTTTAAAATGGATAACAAAGATAAAGCAAAGGTTGCGTCTACGTTTTATCGTCGAGTTGTAGATATTCTTTCTCGTGAGCAAGTAGAGTATGATCCTAAAGTTGTAGCTGAACTTGTTACTAAATTTTTTCCAGACAATCGCCGTATTCTCAATGAGTTGCAAAGATACGCTTCTTCTGGAAAAATTGATTCTGGTATTCTTGTTAGTCTATCTGAAGAGTCCTATAAGGAACTGGTCGGTTATCTTAAGGAGAAAGATTTCCCAAGCGCCAGAAAATGGGTAGCGAAAAACACAGACACAGACACAATCTCACTGTTTCAGATGTTGTATAATAAATCTTCTGAATACATGGAACCTAGTAGTATTCCTCAGTTAGTTCTCATTCTCGCTGATTATCAGTATAAAGCAGCATTCGTAGCTGATCATGAATTGAATGCTATCGCTGCATTAACTGAGATTATGACTTCTTGCAAGTTCAAGTGAGAACTTTATGGACTTCTTCACTATAACAATTATAGTAGTAGTAGCATATTGGCTTGGGTGGCAAGGTCGCGAAGAAGCAGCAAAAAGAAAAGTTGATAAGATGTTCAAAGAAATCGATGAACAGAATTCACAATCTGATGTTGCTGAGAATACGATAGTCGTCAGAGTAGAGAAGCATGGAGATGATTTTTATCTCTTTGATGAAACCACTGACGAGTTTGTCGCGCAAGGTAAGAACATAGAGGAAATCCGAGAAGTAGTTTATGCAAAATATCGAGGCAAAAAGAATATAGCTGTTCGAAAAGATAGCGCAGAAGGAGTTGGCTTGCTATGAATCCGTTTGATTTTATTAATTCAATAACATATACAAAACACGATTACATAGCAGAAGATCCTTTGAACGAGAAGAAATACTCTCCATTTATGGTAAATCGAGGGCTATCTTATTTTCCAGATACCGTTATGTACGCCAATGAGATGAATCGCCTTAGTACTATTGATAATAAGTGGCAATTTCACTTTTTACTAAATAGTATCAATAAGAAAAAGCGATTCAGTAAGTGGGTCAAGAAAGACTCTGAAACTAAATCGCTTTTGCTTGTTATGGAATACTATGGCTATTCCAACGAAAAGGCGAAAGAAGCATTAAAGATTCTTTCTGATGATGAACTTAAAATTATTGAAGAAAAACTACAAAAAGGTGGAAAATAATGACAGTCGAGATGATCTATTATGATTGGACTCCCGACTCTATGCTCGAAGTAATTCTCCATGAGCCTGACAATTTTCTAAAGATCAGGGAGACTTTGACAAGAATCGGTGTTGCTTCTAAAAAAGAACAAACTCTATATCAGTCCTGCCACATTCTACATAAGCAGGGTAGATATTTTATTGTCCATTTCAAAGAACTATTTGCTTTGGATGGAAAAGAGAGTAATATTACCTCTAACGATATTGAACGCAGGAATGCTATTGCTGCGCTTCTCCAAGATTGGGATTTACTGAAAATTGTAAACCCATCTAAAGCTGAGTACAAAGCATCATTGTCTCAGATTAAAGTTGTTTCCTACAAAGAGAAATCAGAGTGGGAGTTGGTACCAAAATATAATATAGGAAAGAAATCAAAATGATTAAACTTGAATTGACTGTCGATGAAGTGAATATGATTCTTCGTGTTCTTTCTAAACATCCCTTTGAAGAAGTCTTTACCGTAATCGCAAAGATTAAACAACAGGGTGATGCGCAGGTAACTGCAGCAGATAAAGCAGCACCAACTGAAGTTCCAGCTGCCTAAATAGTTTTAGTCCCATGCAAGTGCAAGTCCCATTCGGGATGGGAACGCTTTAAAGGATCCACCTTAGGATCGTCTTGCCGTGCTGGCGTACGAGCACCCTGGATCGGTAACCAGGACTACCATGCCTTAGGGGTGGTAATTTTTATTAACTCGCTTAATTAAGGAGACCATTATGTCTAAAGTAGACTTTCCATATCCATTCGCATCTCTTGGTAAAGATTTCGACAAGTTCTTTGTTGGATTCGACGACCAGTTCAATCGCCTTGCTAAAATGCATGACGATCTGACAAAACATATCCCAAACTATCCTCCATACAACATCAAGAAAACTGGTGACAACACCTACTCAATCGAGATGGCTGTGGCTGGATTTACAAAATCTCAAATTGACATTACCCTTGAAGATGACAAATTGGTCGTTAAGGGTTTTAGTCAAGACGATAACGAAGCTGCTGATCAGTATCTTTTCCAAGGTATCGCTAATCGTGCCTTCACTCGCATGTTCGCTCTCAGCGATCAAGTTGAAGTTAAGAACGCAGAACTGATCAATGGCATGCTTAAAATTGCTCTGGAAAAAATTATCCCTGAGCATAAGAAGCCAAAGAAAATTGAAGTTTCTGAGGAACCATCTACAGTTACTGAATATGCAAAAAACAATTCTCCACAACTTTTAGTGGAAGATGAAGAATGAAAAAGATTCTTTGTTCGATAAATTGTTTCTTACAATCAATGGGAGTTGCTCGCGCTGCCGCATGTTTATCTAGACATGGACATCATGAAGCAGCAAAGCGAATCATACTCGAATCAAAGGAATGTAAATGTTAAACTGGATTCCAATGACAGATGATGACTGGGAATGGTTAAATCCTTCAAAGGAAACAAAACCTAAGTCGTAGTGTTTGGGGGTGGACTTGGTTCACCCCTAAATACATACATGAACGACAGAGTCAAATTATCACCGAACATGGCATCCTTTATAGCCGTCAAAAGAGGCAATTGGATCTTCAAAGTATCTGTTTATAAAAAACAACAGATAATGGTGATTGCACATCATTGTTATGATAGGGATACTTGCTTAATAAAGTATTTTACCAAAGAGAGCGAAGCAGCAAACTTTATAGATTATATTACATTACAGGAGTAGTAAAATGAACGTGAAACTTTTTCGTCTTGTGTCAGGTGAAGAGATTATGGGTGAACTCAAAAACCTAGAAGGTTCTTCAAAACTAGAAATTAAAAATCCAGCTATGATCATCATGCAACAATCTGGTCAAGGTGTTGCTATGGGACTAATGCCATTTATGCCATATGCTGAATCAAATCTCGTCACATTCCACGCAGATAAAATTGTAGCTGAATGTGAAGCAGACGTAAAACTAATCAACGAATATAACCGCATCTTCGGTTCAGGAATCCAAATTGCTAATGTAATGCCTTGATATGAAATTGTATCCTCAGTGTCATCCGTATTGGATTGAAGATGACAAAAAATTAAAATTGAATAATACAAAGGTATTGACACATACCTCGACTGGGTACATTGTTCCGTGTTGTCATACAGACATAACAGATAATGTCGAAGAATTTACTAAGTTGGGTATGCTTGATGAAGAATTAAAAGTCAAAAATGTCAATAAGATAGAAGATATACTTCTATCAAAACAATGGTTGAACTTTCATAGAATTTTGGTTGAAGAGCCAGAAAATGCACCACGAGTTTGTAAAAGAGTTTGTGGTAAAAAGATGCAAATTTTAATAGATGAACAATAAACAATTTTCTATCTTCTATAAAGATTACCTAGATTCAGTTAGATCTAAGGGTATAAGCATTGACACAACTAACAAATGCCCTTTACTATGTCCGTGGTGTATAAGGCAACATAGTATAGAAAAAGAAAAGATAAGAAATTCATATGATTTGCGTTTTGATGAATTGGATACTATGCTCAAGTTTACAAAACGAGTTAGATTCTGCGGACAGATATCTGACCCAATTTATCACCCAAATTTTTTAGAAATTTTAGAAAGATTGAAAGCATATCCCAAAACTACATTTTCAATACATACCAATGGAACCAGAAAGAAAACGGATTGGTGGAAACGCGCATTTGAATTGACTAGTAAAAATATAAGATGGGTCTTTGGACTTGATGGAACTGATCAAGAAACAGCTAATATCCACAGAGTAAACACAAGATTTGATGAAGTTCTAGAAGTTATGAAGATGGGTGCTTTGCTGGGTAAAAAGATAGTTTGGCAATTTATAGTATTTAAACACAACGAACATCAAATTGAAGAAGCTAAACAATTATGTAAAGATCATAATATAATCTTAGAAATTGTTACTACTGATAAGTGGTCTAACCCCATACCACCTGTAACAAAGTATGATATACAAAAACCATCTGAAGAGTGGTTTTATGAAGAGAATAATATTTATATGAAGAAGTACATTTTTATAAAACCTGAATGATGAAGACAATAAAAATTTATCCTAGATGTCATCCAAAACCTGAAGAGATTTCAGAGGAAGATTGGAGCAAAATTAGAAAGCAAGGTCCAATTTATAGTGGGGCTGGATATGTCCTTCCTTGCTGTTGGTGTGACTATCATGACACAAGAGATATGGAAAGACATGGACTACTCGATGAAGAATTGAAATTGTTTAATCACTCAACAGTAGAAAGTATAATGTTGTCGAAACAATGGTTTAATTTTCACAATATGTTATTGAACTCTCCAGAAAATGCTCCCATTCATTGCAAACAAAGATGTTCATCGGATAGTATCAATGCTGAATTAAATAAATTTGATGGTGTTTCATATGAATAGGTCTGATTTTTTAAAATACTACGCGAACTATATTAGACACGCAAAGAAAGAAGTATTCAGTATAGAAACAACATATCGTTGTCCATTGGAATGTCCCTTTTGTCAAAGACAAGATAACAATGTCGAAAAGACAAAAATTATGATTGACAAGTGTGATGATATAACAATGGAAAATTTAAAGAAAATCACAGACTTCAGTGAATTTGTCTGTTTTTGTGGACAAATATCTGATCCAATCTATCATGCCAATTTTTTAAGTTTACTAGAACATGTTTCTAAAATCAAAGATAAAAAGTTTTCTATTAATACCAATGGTACACGAAAAAAAATAGAATGGTGGAAACGTGCATTTGAATTGACTAAAGATAATGTCAAGTGGGTATTTGGATTAGATGGGACTGATCAGGAAACTGCAAATATTCATAGAGTAAATACTAGGTTCGATGAAGTTATGGAAGTCATGAAGTTGGGTGCCTCGATGGGTTGTTACATTGAGTGGCAGTTTATTGTCTTTCGTCATAATGAGCATCAATTGGAATTGGCTAAAAGTATGGCGAAGGAAATTGGCGTAGACTTAAATGTTAGGATTTCGGGTAGATGGTTAGATTCATATGTAGAAAAACATAAAATATATCCACCTTCAGATAAGTGGACTTCTATGAATGGCATATCTAAAAAAATTATATTCACGTACAGGAATAAAAATGTTTTATAATATAGAAATTGAGTCTGTATATCTTAATAAAACAATTAAAATTGAGATACCAAAAGAATCGAAAACTATTGGTATTCTTTTGTCTGGTGGAGCAGACTCTGCGATTTTACTGTATATCCTATGCGATTACATAAAAAAGAATAACTTAGATATAAAAGTTTTGCCAATCACTAGCTGTGTTATCGCAAAACCAATAATGATTGAAGGAACATTTCGTGTAACTAATAAAGTTAGAGAATTGTTTAACTACGATATTCCATTTCTGTTGGATAACTTTTTATATTACAGAGGCAGAAAAGTTTTTGAATTTGATATTAATGTTTATGTAAAATTATTCCAAGAGGGTGTCATAGATTGTCTCATGGGCGCAGGAACTACATTTGCATCTGAAGAAGAATTAAAGCGACACAATATGTGGGATGATAGACCAGAGTATAGAGCATTGGACTTTGTTCCTTCTGAATATGAAAATCTTATTCCTGGGAACGAAAAATATAAAATCTATAAACCATTTTTGCGCTATGATAAAAAACTTATAGCTGAACTTTATGATATGTTCAATGTTAGGGATACTCTATTCCCTGCAACTAAAAGTTGTATTGCTGGGTTCTCTGAATCTCGTGGATGGTCAACTCCATGCAAAAGATGTTGGTGGTGTAAAGAAAGATTTTGGGCATTTGGTCAATATGATTCAGAAAGAAGAACATACTTAGAGAACATAGCAAATAAAGTTTATTCCTGGGATCCTCCATTACCACCTGACAATTCTAATGAGGCAATGCTTAAATGGAGACTTGACAATATAAAGCAAAACACAAAATGAAATTATATCCTAGATGCCATCCAAGTTGGCAAGACTCAGAATTAGATAATAAAAATGTTTTAAAGAGAGGTATATCATATGTTGGAACAGGACATATATTGCCTTGCTGTTGGTGCGATTACAATGACAATAGAGAATTCCATGAAATGGGTATGCTTGATGAAGAATTGAAGTTGGAAAATGTTAACAGCGTTCAGGAAATATTTTTATCAAAACAATGGGTACATTTTCATAAAACTTTAATATTTGAACCAGAGAAAGCACCAAGAGTTTGTAAACAAAGATGTTCTAAGCAATCTATTGAAAATGAGATAAACGGTAATGATGACTAATAAAGAATTTGCTAAATTTTATGTTGATTATATAAAATATGCAAAAGAGGAAATTGTCAATATAGAAACAACGTATCGTTGTCCATTACAATGTCCTTTTTGTCAGAGGCAAGATCCAGACCCAAGGACTAATGAACGGATTTCAAAGTCTACGGATATCTCATTTTCAAATTATAAAAAGCTGGTACAGTTTGCTTCGAACTTTAGTTTTTGTGGACAAATATCTGATCCAATTTATCACGCTAATTTTTTAGAGTTGTTAAAAGAAACACAGAAGTATCCTTCAAAGAAGTTTTTTATTAGTACAACAGGAACACGAAAGAAAATAGAATGGTGGAAGGAAGCATTTTCTTACAGCGGGCAGAATATTAGATGGATTTTTGGTCTTGATGGAACTGATCAAGAAACTGCTAATATCTATCGCGTCAATACAAAATTTGACGAGGTTCTGGAAGTTATGAAGTTAGGTGCCTCAATGGGATGTATTGTTAGATGGCAGTTTATTGTCTTTCAACATAACGAACATCAGATAGAAGAAGCCAAAAAGATTGCAAAAGAGATAGGTGTTGATTTGAAAATACAAATGTCTGGTAGGTGGAGACAAGAGGATATGGATAAGTATAAAATATATCCACCTTCTGATAAGTGGAAATCAACAAATAGTGTAACCAAAGAAATTATTATATTTAATAAAAAATGAAATTATATCCTAGATGTCACCCCATAGAATACACAAAGATAGATAAAACAAATGCTTTGACACAGGGAGCAGCATATACAGCAACTGGTTACTTAGTACCCTGTTGCTGGTGCGATACTTCTAAAAACGAAGAACTTGTTGCTCTTGGTTTATTTGATGAAGAATTAAAACTGAATAATAACAAATCTATAAAGTCTATCTTATTATCAAAACAATGGATCAATTTTCATAAAATATTGATTGATTCTCCTGAATCAGCGCCAAGCATATGTAAACAAAAGTGTTGCGAAAGCGTAATAAAAAAAGAAATAGAAGAATTAAATGATGACTAATAAAGAATTTGTTAAATTTTATTCTGAGTATATCAAAACTGTCCAAGAACGAAAAACAATTATTGATGCGACATATATTTGTCCGCTGCAGTGTCCCCTATGCGCTAGGCAAACTGATACTAAAATAAAAGAAAGATTGCGAAATTCTAAAGATATAACATTCGAGAATTTTGATAAGTTTTTAAAATTTTCAAAAAAACTAACTTTTGGTGGATCTATATCTGATCCAATCTATCACAAAAACTTTTTAAGACTTTTGGAAATGTTTAGTGAAACAACAGGGAAAACGCTAGACATTTATACAACGGCAACAAGAAAAAAACCGCATTGGTGGAAACGTGCTTTTGAATTAACAAAAAATAATGTAAGATGGACATTTGGTCTTGATGGAACTGATCAAGAAACAGCCAACAAATATAGGGTGAATACTAGGTTCGATGAGGTTATGGAAGTCATGAAGCTGGGTGCTTCAATGGGCAATACTGTCATTTGGCAGTTTATCGTTTTCCGTCATAACGAACATCAGATAGAAGAAGCTAAAGAAATATGTAAAAAATATAATATTATTTTAAAGGTAATTAAATCTGGAAGATGGGATGAAGAAGTGAGTCAAAAGCATCAAATATTCCCACCTTCTGATAAGTGGAAATCTGGAAACAGTGTCACCAAGTTTATAATGATTAAGCCAATATGACTAAAGAACTTAAGATAACTGATGGTGACTATTCTTTACTATATCCAGAGGAAGCTAAAACAATAGCTGTTCATTGGCATGGATACAAATATATAACAAATGATCATACTGATGGTGGCGCATTACGTCATCACTTTGACTACTTGAGGGCAGTGAAGATGTTAGCCCCCCAGAAAAAATGGAAGTCTGGATTAGATTGGTGCGCTGGTGATGGCGGTCTAGGTATGATGTTTTTGGGAGAGAAGTTGGTTGAACATATGACCTTTATTGATAGGTATCAACCAGCGATTGATGGATGCAATTTTAATATAAAATACAATAAAATAGAACATTTGACTACTGTGATAAAAACTGATAAAATAAAGAATCTAATAGGTAAATATGATTTTGTTATTGGCAATGCTCCATCTCAAAGATTGTGTAGTCTAACGAGGATGTATAAACTGGGATGGCTTTCTTGCAAAAACGATTCTCCAATGACGCTAGAAGAAGCAATTGCTGACAAAGAACAAAAGAATCCTCACAGAGCCATTGATTGGAATTGGGAAACGCATAAAGAGTTTTTTGCAAACATACACGAAAACCTCAATCCAGGCGCAGACGTTTTCTTATTTGAAAACCCAAACGATTTTAATCCTTTATTTTGGGAATGGGGCGAGACTAAATTGAAACTTATTCAATGGGTAGATCACAACCAAATACCAGAACTAAACAAACATCCACAAGTTATATTACATTTTAAATATGAATAAGTTTACATTTGCTACTGAAGAAGGTGGGTTCGATTCGCACATTGCCAAGTCAATTCGAGGTTATGAAGATTTATGCGATGATGTTGTTAAGTTTTCTGAATACTATGCTAGGGAATCATACGACGTTGTCGATCTTGGTTGTTCCACTGGTAGGTTACTGCGTAGAATGAAACAACAGAATAAACATGTTGATTGTATGTACGTTGGGGTTGAAAACGAACCAAAATTTTTTGATGATCTTGTAGAAGAAGATAAATTATGTTTTTATAAAACAGATGCAAAAAGTGTAATTTATAGCAATTTATGTTTCGTTACATCAATCTTCACATTACAATTTATCGATCCAACAGATAGATTTAGCATTTTAAGAAATATCTATTCTGGATTAATTTCTGGTGGCGCATTTATTATAGCAGAGAAAATATACAGTCCTGATGTTAGAATGCAAGATATGATGACATTCATGTATTATGATTTTAAGAAAAAGTCATTCACTGAAAAAGAAATTTTAGACAAAGAAGTTAAACTGAGATCTATGGTAAAACTATACACAGAGAAAGAGTTGGTTGGTGAATTGGCGTCTGTAGGGTTTAATAGGATTTACCCATTTTGGCGTAATTATAATTTTGTTGGTTACATCTGCCATAAGGATTAATATGATTGCAGTAGGTATTGGTAGAGCATATCACGATTGCAGTATTTCTGTCTACAATAATGGTGGATTTAAATATGCAAAATACGAGAGAGAATCTTCAGAAAAACATTTAAGAGCGCCAGAGACATGGTTTTGGAAAAAACTCATACAATGGGGTATTGATTTAGATAAAATTGATATCATAGTAGAGACAGATGGTGGTCAATGGCATGAGAATAAGGGTAAGGATGTGAAAAATCCCAAATTACCACACAATGATACATTAATTTGTAGAAAACATAAAAGCCAACACAAAACATTACATTTTTTAATAGATCACCATTTTGCTCATGCGTGGAGTAATACTAACTTCACTAAACATTCTCAAGCGTTTATATTAGATGGTGTTGGATCCAACAATAACACCAACATGAATTATTATGGCGAAACCAGAATAGAAAGATCAAAAGACTATTCTCCAGGTACGTCGCTTTCTTTGATTGGTGGTAGAATAGGTTTGGGTAAAGGTGCTCATTTAGATAACGCTGGTAAAGTTATGGGTTTAGTTCCTTACGGATCCCCTATTGATTCGTTTGTCAACTCTTTTTCATTTAACATTTCTAAGTCGCTACCGACTATCATCGAGAAACTAAATTTCGGACTAACGAGTATACCTGCTGAAGATAAAGCATGTGGTGATGATTGGAAAAAGATGACCAACTCAGTGGCTTCTTTAAATGAATTGTGCTATAAAGTTGTATTAGAAAAAATAAAAAAATTTGATAAGTCAAAACCTATCATTTATGCTGGTGGTTGTGCATTAAATGTTGATTGGAATAGAAGATTACGTGATCTTGGTTACAATCTTTTAATTGAACCTCATGTATATGACGGAGGTCTCTCCATTGGTTGTTTGAGATACGCTTTGAGTAGATTTGATATAGATTTATATGAGATACAAAACTTCCCATATGTTCAAGATGATATATCTCCAGATTCTCCACCTTCTGATATTACAATCAATAAAGTGGCTGAATTACTTTCTGAAGGTAAGATAGTTGGATGGTATCAGGGGAATGGAGAAATTGGTCCTCGAGCGTTGGGCAATAGATCAATTCTTATGGATCCTACTATAAAAAATGGAAAGCAAATAATGAATGATAAAGTTAAGCGCAGAGAGTGGTTTAGACCTTTTGGCGCCAGTGTTTTAAAAGAGGATGCCTCAAAATATTTTGACTTAGACGACAACCCCTACATGCTTTATACATCTAAAGTTTTATCTAAAGATTTACATTCAATAACTCATGTTGATAACTCATGTCGCCATCAAACCGTAGATTATAAAAGTAATGAAGCGTTTTATACGTTGATCAATAGGTTTAAAGAAAAAACAGGAGTTTCTGTTTTACTTAATACTTCCTTAAATCTTGGAGGGAAACCCATAGCTGGAGATCCTAAAGATGCAATAGAATTATTAAAAACTTCTGATATGGATGCTTTGTGTATTGGTGATGAGGTTTATGTAAAATGATCGATATCATTTATATAAAAATTTATATCTTTTTTGTTACAATAAAAGAAAAATTGTTTGGTAAAAAAACTTCTTCTGATGAGAGAGATCCATATGACTATGGAGACAATGATTAATATAACAGTTCTAAAATATGGAACAAAATATTCATCAACTTATGTCAACAATTTTTTTAAAAAATTTAAAGAAAAAACGACAGTAAATTGTACATTTTGGGTTCAAACAGAAAATCCAACTGGACTAGATGACTATATAAAAGTTCTTCCAATTGATTTTGTAGATCCAATTAATAGAAGATGGCATAAGTTAGATTTATTTGAAACTTCTCTATTGACTGGAGATTGTTTTCATTTTGATTTGGACATGGTCATCGAAAGAAATATCGATCATTATCTAAACTATAAATCTGATAAATTAGTAGTTCTTTATGCTCATTACAAAAACCCTAAAGAAGTAGCACATTGGAATAATTATCATAAAGTTGGTAAAAAAAGAAATCCAAAAGATGGTATGTATAATTCATCAATTTTTTATTGGAATACTAACTACGAATCTCATAAAAATATAGCAAAACGACATTATGAGATTGATGATGTGTATGATGGAAGTTTTTGTAGATTTGTTTTTTGGGAAGGAAAGCATAATGTTACCTGTTTTCCATTTAGAGATTATAATAATGTTTTAGTCAACGGATACTCTAAAACAGCTACAATAAATCTATACAATCAGCAGTTTGATATTGTTAAAAAATATTACACGAATGAATAAAATATTATTCTCTGGTTGCAGCTGGACTTATGGTGATGAACTTACATCTATCGAAAGTAGGTTTAGTAAACTAATTTCTGATAGACTTAATTTAGTAGAATATAATATATCTAAACCAAGAAATAGTATACAAAAAATATCTAATGATACGCTAGAACAACTTTATAAAACTAATTACGATGTTGTCATATTTCAAATAACTACATTCCCTCGTTTTATGTTACCTTTTAATGGCGAGATGATAAGCGTAACCAAACTTCCCCCCAAGAGTTATGGTATTGACAAATATTTTCAGTATAAAGTTTTTGAGTTACTTTCTAACAACATATTAAAAAACACATCTGATCGCGATTGGTTCAATTACCATTATCCTTATTTAAAAAATGTAAATGAATACTGTAAGGCTGTCAATGTAAAAATTATATACACCTTTATAGACGAATATTGCAAAAAAACATTTTTAAGATTTATGCCACCAGAGGAGTTGGTGAAATATAATATCTTTGAAACTTCATTGAAGCAGATATGTCAAAACAATTCTTGCACTTTTGGTAAAAGAGAACATCCCTTAGAAGATGGTCACGTTGCAATTGCAAATGCTTTGTTAGAGTATATACAAAAAACCCCTTTACTTTAATTCGCTTTTGGGGTATAATTGTTGTTATTGATTGGAGATTATTGTGAAAGTTTACATCAGCAGATACCGCAACCACTGGATTTCTCCATACACCATACTTGAGAAAGTTTGTTTCTGGGAGAAAGACAAAGATGTCTTCTATAATCTTGAAGACAAACCAGACCACAAGTATGAGAAGTGGGTCAATCGACTAGAGCCAATTTCAAAAGGTCTTCAAAAGTTTCTTGACTTCGTTCATCCCCGCATCGAGTACGTCAAAATTGATCCTGAAGATACTTGGTCAATGGATACTACGTTGGCTCCAATTATTCTGCCAATGCTCAAGCAACTCAGAGAAAGAAAACATGGTTCTCAGATGGTTGATCTGGAAGATGTTCCTGAAGAAATGAGAACAACTGAAACTGAAGAGTGGGATCCACAGAGTTGTTTTGATTTCTACCACGAGAGCGATCTTCATGGGTTTAACAAATATGGTTGCGATCTTCATGATCGTTGGAATTGGGTCATGGGTGAAATGATTTGGGCATTTGAACAGTTGTGCGATGAAGAACATGACGCTCAATTTCATACTGGCAAATATGATTTGAAGTCTGTTGCTTGTGAGTGGGACGAAAGCGGCAAAGCCACTCTATTCACTTTTGAAGAAGGTCCAAACCATACTGCAAAATTTGATATCGAAGGATATGAAAAACACAATGAACGCATCAACAATGGACTGCGTTTGTTTGGAAAATATTATCGT